AAATGTTGCAACACACACAGGTGCTCTTGCACTAGCACAGCTTGGAATTAATAGTGTTCGTGTAGGTATCGGAGGTGGCTCTATTTGTTCAACCCGTATCCAAACAGGGCACGGTGTACCAACTCTTGCATCGGTTGTTGATTGTGTAAAAGTGAAGGAACAGTTTCCCGATTTTAAGATTATTGCTGATGGAGGAATTAAAAATTCAGGCGACATGGTAAAAGCTTTAGCCGCAGGTGCCGATTTCGTTATGGTTGGGTCACTTCTGGCTGGCACTACAGAAACACCAGGAGACGTTGTTCACAAGGGCGGTGAAGTATATAAAACCTATCGGGGCATGGCAAGCAAAGATGCCCAGATGGACTGGAGAGGGAAAACATCTTCTCTTGAAGGCGTTGCAACGGTTGTGCCCTATCGTGGCGGCGTAACAGAAGTGCTACAGAGCCTTGAAAACGGTATACGGAGCGGACTTTCCTATTCTGGTGCTCGCAATCTACATGAACTTCGCGAAGGTGCATATTTCATTAGACAAACAGCCTCTGGTCTTTTAGAGAGCGACACCCATATTATGCGGAGGTATAAATAAATGCCTAAAAAACAATGGGATGAGCCAGTAGAAAAGATATACGCAAACGTCCCTCAGTCTCACAAAGTTGAGCTTAAGATTAGATTACATCACCACGGGTTAACACAGTCTAATTTCTTGAGAGGAGTGGTAGCAGCGTTTTTGCAAGACGAAGAACAGTTCATGAACTGGTTTGATGCATGGAAGTTGAGAAATAGTAAAATCAACTCTCTACAAAGTCATAAAAAATCAAAAAAGCTTCATCAACAAGGCGAAAAGCTTGCAGCCAAATTTGGTATTAACGATGGAGAGATAGATAATATATTTGATATATTAGAAAAGGAGCACCCAGAATTATGATTGAATGTGCTAAAAAGTGTTGCGAATTGGAGGTTTCATGCCCAGTTCAAGATTGCCGATATTGGATTGATTATGAGGATGATTTAAACTGTACAAATATAGCGATTGACAAGAATGGTGCAATGAAATTGAGGGAGATATCGGAAAGATTGGGACTAACTCCAGCAAGAATTCAGCAAATTGAAAAGAGTGTTTTGCCCAAGTTGAAGAAACTTATGTGAATTTTGTTCTTTTTATATATTTGGGTTCTAATTATATATGATTATTTTGCACACAAATAACAGTTTTAGGAGATAATATTATGAGCAAAAAGAAAATTTTATCTGAGGAACAGGTTCGCCGCTTTATGGGGCTGGCTGGTCTTCCGGTAGTTAATGAAATGGGCGGCATGCATTATGGCCAGCGTGAAGACGATGAGCTTGATGTCGCTGCCGAAGAGGAACCTGAACTCCCCGGAGATGAAGGTCCAGAAGATATGGGCATGGAGCTTCCTGATGAAGGAGGTGATGATCTAGATTTAAGCCCAGAACAAAAAGAAGACCTTGCTGCTGATATAGTTCGTGCAGTTGCTCAAGAGCTTGAGCAAGCTCTTAGCCTTGAAGAGCCAATTGATGTAGAGGTAGATGGCGAAGTCGAAGGTGATCTTGAAATGGATCTTGGTGAGCCCGATCTTGGCGGTGAACCGGAAATGGCACTTGATGTTGAAGAAGATCCCATGGCGGAACCTGAAGAAGACGCCCTTGAAGAGGCTGCTGAAGAAGACGCTCTTGAAGAGTCTGCTGAAGAAGAAGCTCTTGAAGAAGCTGAAGAAGAATTAGCGGAGGTTATTGATGATGAGGCTCTTGTCAATGAAGTACTTCGCAGGGTAGTTGAGAGACTATCAAAGAAACAATAAAATAGTATTGTAAAAAATCTCCTAAAATAATTAAAAGCCGTGGGTTCCACGGCTTTTATGTTATAATAGAAAACAATAAACTATTTATTTTTGAATGTTCTCTGGTTTTATTTAATATGAATATTAACGAAATAAAAAGACTGATTCAAGAAGTAAAGGTACAAGAAGCACTTCAAAGAGGAATCAGACAAGTACGGCACCCATTTAAGGCATTTTTTATTTTTGGACCTGCCGGTGCTGGAAAAACTTTTATAAAAGACGAGCTTGAGCTACCCGAAGAATTTATAAGCGTCAACACAGATGAGGCTGTTGAACGTGTTTTTCCAAAATATGATTTATCACTTAAGTTTGACGAAGGTCCACAGCAAATAAAACAAGAGCTAAGGAAATTGTTGCAACAGGCAACATTTAACGAGACTCAAACTCAAGTTAACAAATGTAAGCCGCTTTTGTTTGATACGCCCGGTGAAAAAACAGGCAAAATTTATAAGATAGTCAGAGCACTGGTTGAGATTGGATACGATGTCGCGATATTTCAAATCAATGTCCCTCCCGACTATTCAGTAGAGTCTGATCGGAAACGAGGGGAAGAAGGAGAGCGATCTGTTGGTTCAAAAAGAACAAGAAAGATTGCTAATGACTATCAAAAAAGAGTTGTTCAAGGAGGGGCTTATTATCAGCTTGGTCAGGAGCGAGGAGTGACTCTTCTTTCTGACAAAATATATCCAAATGTCTTTAACGTGGAGACGGGCAAAATTAGAGGCGACTTTGATCCAGAGGAGCTACAACAAAAGTCATTGCTACTTAAAGACCCAAAGGGAAAAAAGGAGCCTGAAAAAATCCAAAATTCATTCCGAGGAGTGACTTGGGAAGATGCTAGTGTTATATTAGAGGAGGCAAAAACTGGATTGTCCGAATGGCTATCTGATAAAACACCAAACAACCCCACGGGTAAAGTGCTTTATGATGCACTCTCATATATTCAGGAGCAAGGGGTTGGAAACTTAGGCGACGAACTTACTGATATAGCTCAGTTCGCAGGTTATGCGGCGATTAATGATGTTGAATTACCAAGAGAGGTTGAAGAGGCTCTATATATCACTGTCAACGTAAAGAGCAAGCTCGCGAAAACGCAGCCACCAGAGAAGAAGCCAGATTTTGACCCGAGATATTCTCCACTGAAGGTGCCCTATAAAGGTCCGGCTTATACAAAACCAGGGGCACCAACTGCTAAAGACATTGTTAAGGAAGAGAAGCTTGAGATGCAGCAGCTAAGAGAATTTGTTTCTAAGTTTAATAAAAAAAATAAGATTTGACATATGTCGCATATCTTGTTATATTATATAATAGTGAATCAAAGGAGAGTGTTATGAAAGCATGGGCTTGGCGTCGTGGAGACGAAGGAAACTATTGTGTACAAATAGAGAACATTAAAGGTAAAAGAAAATTAAATAAGGTTTTAAAACTATTATCAGACTGGAAGGTTATTAGCGATGGGTACAATCCAAAAACCGAGGAATATACATATATCTTTGCAAAGAGCTTTGCCAATACAAATAAGTGGCTTTCATGGGCTGAGAAATTTCCGGTGCATTTGACAGAAACAACCTCTCATGGCAATGAAAAGGTTAGAAACAAAAACTTGATTAAAAAAGGCATGCTATTATGATTTTTCCAATGCAATTTGCTAGAAAAAAGAAAGAGGACACAACTGAAGAAGAGCCTGTTGATGGTGAAGCTTCACCAGAAGAAGAAGGGCTCACAAAGGTCACAAATGTAATCGAGAGAAAGGAGGAGGTTCCTCGTACTGTTGGTATTTGTGGCGATCTAGATGAAGAAAAGGCAGGCGAGCTTTTATATGGTATGATCTCTCTATATGAAAGCGGAATCACCTATTCCCTGAAAGATCCCGAGGATGAAGATTCTGATATTTTGGTATCATATCGCCCTTTTGAATTCATTATCTCCACTCTGGGGGGTAATGCCCAAGAAATGTTTGGTATTCATGATATGATGAGGGTTCTGAGAGAAAAGTGTGAAATTCACACCATTGGCTTGGGAAAGGTTTTTTCAGCGGGAACTCTACTGCTTGCTTCTGGTACAAAGGGAAAACGCCGTATTGGTAAAAACTGCCGTGTCATGATCCACAGTGTTCTTGGCGGAAATCACGGTTCTCTCCATAATCTTGAAAATGAGATGGACGAGATTCGTTGGACGCAAGATCGCTATATCGAAGCAATGGTTGAAGAGACCAATATGAGCAAGGCACATTTAAAAAAGATTCTTAACCGAAAGGTTAATGCTTACTTCACCGCAGAAGAAGCTGTAGAACTTGGTATTGCGGATATTGTATTTTAAGGAAATAAAATGGCAGTTATTAAAGGTCTCCATGCATTTATAATTAAGGAGCAATTTAGAAAAACATTAGAATCAAAGGGTTATACCTTTTTTGGGCTTGAAAATAAAAAGCCCTGGAATGTTAATATAATTGGAGTACGCAGTGAGGTTGATATTTTCAACAAATTTGACGATGCTTTGGTTGTTATCTATCGTGATTCTAAAGGAAATTGGGAGGTACGTAGTTATTCTATCACCACAGATCCAGGTAAAATTTGGATGGAAAAACCAATGAATAGCAAAGGCTGTGCCATTCTTGTGCCAGATCAGTATCGAGGCGTCTATAAGATTGATGGTCACGGAAAAACGCGATATACAGCATTATGTCAGCGACTCGGAAACGTAAAAGTGTTTCGCGATGCAAATTTAAACCACATACATGATCGTGATGCAGGCACTATTGATGAAGGGATGTTCGGAATCAACATCCATCGCAGTCGAACATCTGGCGAAGCAGATCTTGTAAATTCCTACTCCGCAGGCTGCCAAGTATTTAAAAATACTACAGATTTTAAAGATTTCATGAAATTGATAAAACGATCAGCAGATCGGTGGGGCAATTCTTTTAGCTATACCCTCATTACAGAGGGCGATTTAATCGGATTTTAAAACTATTTATATATTATGAACGAGCTTGACTTATTAATTGAAAATTACTTCACCGAATCTTTTGAAACCTCCGAGGTTTTTCGGCTGGTTGAGCAAGTTCTAAGTGAGCAAGAGGGGCTACAAGATGTTATTGGTGCTATTGTTGACAAAGTGAACCAGCATACCGATACCTCAAAAGTAAAATCACAAACAAGCAAAACAACAACACTAACGGACACTGGCTCCCGTGCCAACAGAAAAGAGATATTAGATTTCGTGTTCAAGTCACTTGCCTCGTTTGGCGATTATGATGTTTCATACATTCAAGATATCGCAAAAGATGGTTCTGCCATTTTTGTTGCCAATGTTGCAAAAGGCGGAAAGAGTGTTCACAACGTGGTACTAAAACAGGGCGTTGTTGGCAGAGAAGATACACCAAGTTCTACGAAGTTTGAAGAAAATTTAGCCAATGCGATAAACAAAGGGCAAGACGTTGAGTTATATACTGGTGCTGGAGAAAAGTTTAACAACTTGGCAGATCAGGTTATATCCAGCATTAGAGATAAAAAACCCTTAGAAGGCAAGACATTTGAAAAGCTTGTTAAAAGAGGTGACTTATCTAAGATCTACTCTGACAATGGTGTTACAAGCCGTGAGCCAAAAACAGACTTGATTTCTACAGATGGCAGTGTTAGAATATCTGTAAAGAAAAAGGGTGCTCAATTTATTAGCGCCCAAGGAAATGAAACTGCCGCCGTGTTTTTATCTGTTCTACAAAATGACTCTGCTACCCGAGAAAAATTAGGCGGCATTATTAAAAATTATTTTGCATACGAGAAAGGCTTGTCCCAATTAAAGGACAAAAGCCCAGAGGATAGAGAGAAGATAACCACAAAGAGAAATTTTCTATTAAATAGAATATTAAATTTTGGTGGCTTTGACCTTAAAGAAAAGATTGTTAGAGAAGCAACGCTTGGAGAGCACAAATTTGAAGACGAAGCTTCTATTCCGAATTATTTCTTGGTTTGGGATGAGTCTGGAGGTGGCGAATTATACACCGCCGAAAAGTTTATAAGAGCAAAATTGCCACAAGTTAAATTTGGCGTTAGAGGACGAGGCGGAACCCGAGGTCTTTCCTTACGCGGCGATACATAACGGAGTTAAATTGAAATCCCCACTACGTTACCCAGGCGGCAAAAGCCGTGCTGTGAAACATATACTTCCGCACTTTCCAGAGGATATCCGAGAGGTGTGTTCTCCGTTCTTGGGCGGAGGCTCAATTGAATTAGCTTTGGCGGAGAAGGGCATCCAGGTTTATGGGTATGACACCTTTGAACCATTGATTTGGTTTTGGCGTGCACTACTTGGAAACCCCGAGGCGTTGGCAAAAGAGGCAGACTCGCTCAGAAAATATAAAGACTACTATTACGGACACCGAGGATTGCCCAAAGACGACTTTAATTTAATTAAGGAAGAGTTGAGAAACGAAAAAGAATATTCTCTTCAAAACGCAGCAAAGTTTTACGCTCTAAATCGCTCCTCTTTTTCGGGTGCAACTCTTAGTGGTGGGTGGTCCAAGCGAGCATCATATGAAAGATTTACTGACTCTTCAATTACCAGGGTGAGAGAATTTAGCCAGCCCAAATTGTATGTTGCCGCACAGCACTTTAAGCATTCGATCCCGGCACATCCAAAAACTTTTTTATATCTTGATCCTCCTTATCTTTTAGGTAAGGATAGAGAAAACCTTTATGGAAACGCAGGGAGCAAGCATAAAGGGTTTGACCATGCTGGCTTGGTGAATATATTAAAGGAACGAGATAATTGGATATTATCTTATAATAATTGTCCAGAGATATTGAAACTCTACGAGGGGTATGATATTCTATATCCAGATTGGAAGTATGGAATGTCTTCGGACAAGGACTCTAAAGAAGTATTAATAATCAACAAGGGAAACAAATGACAAAAAAATATTGTTCAAATCAAGATTTACAATCAAAGATATTAGAAGGAGTTGAGTCATTAGCTGATAACGTAGCGACAACTCTTGGTCCCAAGGGGCGTAACGTTATTTTGCAAGAAGCCGGAAAGCGACCAATCATTACAAAAGATGGTGTGACAGTAGCTAAGTTTGTTGATTTTGAGGATCCGTTCATGAACGCAGGTGCTCAAGTAATCAAGCAGGCAGCAGAGCAAACAAATTCCGATGCCGGTGACGGCACCACTACCACGACCATTTTGTGCAGAGCGATTTTGCAGCATGCCCAACGATATATTACAGCAGGTGTTTCCCCAGTTGAATTGAAGAGAGGTATTGATAAGGCAGTTAAGGTAGTAGCCAATAGCCTGGAGGATCAAGCTCGTCCCATTGCATCACTTGATGATATCAAGAGGATAGCAACAATTTCTGCAAATGGAGATGAGGTCATCGGTAATCTTATTGCCACCGCTGTGGATCAATCAGGCAAAGATGGGGCAATAATAATTCAAGAAGCACGGTCTGTGGAAACTTCATTAGATTTGGTCGAGGGTTTTCGTTTGGCATCAGGCTGGGCAGCGTCGGCTTTTATCACAGACGAGCACACCGCTATGACAAGGTACGATAATCCGCTTTTTCTTGTTACTGATGAAAAAATTGAAAGAGTGGAACAAATCCTCCCAGTACTGGAAGTTGTTGCAAGGGAGGGCAGACCTCTTGTTATTTTTGCGGAAGAAGTTGAAGGTCAAGCCTTAGCTGCTTTAATTATGAATACAGTGCGAGGCACGATGAGAGTTGCAGCAGTCAAAGCTCCTCTATATGGAGAAGAACGTCGCGGTATTTTAGAAGATTTAGCAATTTCTACAGGTGCCACTTTTATCAATAGGTTGAGCGGAATGAAAACTCAGGAAGCCAAGCTTCAGGACTTGGGTGCAGGTAAGAAAATTGAAATTAGTAGATATGCAACAACAATCATGGGCGGAAAGGGCGACTTTGATGAGGTCGAAAAAAGAATTGAGTCGTTAAAATCCCAATTGGCTGAAAGCGAAGACCTACACATATGTGAAAGAATTCAAGATAGGATCACTAAATTAGCATCTGGAGTTGCTGTTATAAAAGTTGGCGGCACCACGGAAGTTGAGATGATTGAGAGACGCCACCGAATTGAAGACGCACTTGAAGCAGTTAAGTCGGCTCAGCAGGAGGGAATCGTTGCCGGAGGCGGTGTAGCCCTCCTTAGAACAGCAAGCACCCTAGATATAGAAACTGATAATGAGGAACAGGCTTTAGGTGTTGAAATTGTCAAGGAGGCGGTCCAGGCACCCATTAGACAGATGGCTATTAATGCTGGAGAGTCACCAGATCTAATTGTTTCTCGCCTGAACAAAGAGGGTGAAACATGGGGATACGATTTTTCTACAAGAGAGCTTGAAGACATGATAGAAGTTGGTATCATTGATCCGGCTAAAGTGACAAGATGTGCTCTGCAAAATGCCGCCTCTGCGGCAGGTACTTTAATTACAGCAAATTATGCCATCATACAATGCTAATAAGGCATATGATACTATATATTAATGATGAACGAACACACCGACACCCTTATAGAATTAAACGGCAAGCTTGAGAGATTGCTCAATGGCATTGATACGCTCGGTGCTAATCAAGAGCGTATGTGCGAGGATATATCCAAAATCAAAGAGGCAGTATACAATCCAGATTCTGGTTTATATGCCCGACTGAGATCGCTTGAGGAATGGAAGGCGAGCACGTCCAGGGTTCAGTGGCTCATCGGCTCAGGCGTTCTAATGTTAATGGGTAAAATGCTTTGGGATGCCATGATGCAAGGAGGGCAATTTTAGGAGAGATAAAATGGAATACTATTCTTCATATAAACAATCTTTCACTCCCAGAAATGCCGATCCAGAGATACTAAGTCGTATAACTAAGTTAAAAGATGGACATGATATTAGCCCAAATGTGTTTTCTTTTTTATCTTCGTTAATAGCTGGATATAAAAAATACGGAGGAATTACTAAAAAGCAGTATGAAGCATTTTGTGACATTGAGTCTGATTATCTTTGCAAAAAAGCTACGGATAATCTGGATTGGCACGAAAGATATGACGCATCTAAAAAAGAACTGATGCACATATGTGCCCTTTATTACTGTGCCAACCCCCCGTATTATGGAGATCTAGCACATCGCGTATTATATGATAAAAACTTTGTTCCTTCTGAAAGGCAATACAAGAGACTGACACAAAACAAATATGCACAAAAAGTCTTACACTCACACTTCTCAGAATCAAAGTTTAAGGTTAACGATTATGTATCTTTTAGAAAGAACAATCCTTACAAAATTGACAATAAAGAGAATATATTTATTATTATTCAAATTGCACCGGAGCCCGTAACAACAGCGGCGAAAGGCACAAAAAAATATAAAATACTATCTATAAATAACGTGGATCTTCACGTTGTTGAAGAAAGGTGGTTAAAAAACACACCTAAAAATAAAATTACTTGACATAACATTATTTATTTGTTATAATATAAACATAATATGGAGAAAAAATGAACGCAACACTAACTTATGCGGTAGATTTATTTGATGTTCCAAAGGAACTAAAACACCAACTTGACTACGTTCATCGCGAACTCGCTGAGATATCTCGTGATGCACATTCGGCAGGGTCATCCTTTAGTGGTGGACCTGATGATAAAGAGGTATTACAATTATTGCACAACATTCGTATTCACATGGCTAAGGTTGATACACGACTGGAAGACTGTATGTCAATATTGAGTGGCTATGTGGACTTCTTAGAAAACCCACCCGAGTCCGAAGAAGAGATCGTGGAAAACGATAGTGGTGATGGGGAAGCCGAACAAGAGGTAGGGGAAGATGACAAGGGGTGATTTAGCATATGTGCCCTCTGAAGTTTTTCTATATCAACTACAGGACGGTACGCCTACTGGCTATCACAAACTCTCTAAGCCTTCATCGGTTATAATTATAGATAAACAGGTGGATGCATTTACAGTCTTGTTTGAAGGACAAACTTGGTCTGTTGATAGTCGCCATCTATATCCAATGGAGGATCCAAATCATGGCAACAGTCAAATTTACAGAAGTGTTTAAGCAAAATAGATTTACCTCTAAAGATGATAAATATAGAATGCGATCTGTTTACGTGAATCCAGATTTTGTAATTTGCCTAAGAGAAGACGAGCAAACCCTAAAGATGTTGAAAGAAGATGTCGGTCTTTTACCAGACGGATTAGACCCAAGACATCAGTTTACAAAACTTCACATCAATGGTGGGCATGGCTCTTTTGATATTACAGTCGTTGGTTCGCCGGATACAGTTGAAGAAAAATTAAAGAACTCAACCTCAAAAGTACTAAAAGGATAACATATGATTGAGTGCACATTACGCCCACAAGAGGAATATCACCACTTCCTCCCAGGGTATGGTAAAAAAACAAAGCTTGGGCGATATCATGGATCTGATTTTCATTTTAAGGGCTTTGGGGCAAACAAGTGGGTTGTTGGTGTTTATATTGATGTTGAATATGACAAATACATTACGGAAGATACAACAATAGAAGATGTTGTTAGGCGATGTATTGAATACCTAAACCAGCCACCTCCTCGTAAAAAATATCAGAAAAAGAAACCGCAACCGCTATATGGAAATTTGAATTTGGAGCCCCATCAGTTTTGGACAGGCGAGGATTCAAGTGGAAAATATATTGGAGCCCTATTGATCACTGATCAGCGAAAAAACAAGAAGTTCTGGGGAGCCGGTGGAGTGGGAAGAGTTAAAAGAAAACGTGGACGACCACGAAAGGATGAAGAATGAACGCTGCAACTCAAAAAGTAATGTTTTCAAGTAAAACTGGTAATTGGGCAACGCCACAGGAATTTTACAACAAGCTGAATTTACAACTTGGACCCTTTACTCTAGACGCCTGTGCAACCATTCATAATGCCAAGTGTTCCAATTTTTTCTCACCAGAAGAAGATGGGCTCACCCAGGACTGGTATGGACATAATGTCTTTGTCAACCCACCCTACGGGCGGGGCATTGAGCAATGGATTAAAAAAGGATATGAAGAGTCTTTAAAAAATAGAACACGAGTCGTCATGTTGATTCCAGCCCGTACTGATACAAGATATTGGCACGACTATGTTATGAAGGCACATGCGATTCACTTTGTTAAGGGTCGTCTTAAATTTGGAGACTCTGATAATTCTGCACCGTTTCCTTCTGCTGTTGTAGTATTTGGCAGCCAATGGAGCACAACAGCACCAGTTGCGACACCCACAACCTACACCATGGAGAGATAATGATTTGGACAGCAATTACATATAATACGAATAGCGAAAAGATTGAGTGTGACTTGTATGAGGCACCCCTAGATTTTGCGAAGGCTTACGGCATTATAGCGACAGAGACGAAAGGTATTGTCCTTTCCATCATTAAGGGCAACCATGTTTCTGGCTCTTATATTCCCGGCATCAACCTTAGTTTAAAAAGAGTTGATTATCACGGGGAATTTTAATTTTTTTTTAAAAAAACACTTGACGATTAATACAGAGTGATTAAATTATATATAACCTCAGAGAGAGGGGTCTTAATTTAACAGGAGAAGACAAAATGAACAACACAATCACACCTTTGAGAACATCTTTTGGAAGCCCAATTGGCGGCTTCTTGGCAGATCGCTTCTTTGACACAATTTTTGATGATGTGCCCTTTTATGGCACTACCACCACAAAACGCACGAAGGGAATCAGCGTTAACTATAATGTTGAAAAGATAGATAACGGATTTTCTATTGCTGTAGCAGCCCCAGGCGTTAACAAGGACGATATTAATGTAAATATTGAATCCAACACAATTACAATTTCCTATACACAAGAAGAGAAAAACGAATCCTCCTTTGCTTGCTCTTCATTTAGTCGCTCTTGGCGACTTCCAGAGGGGACAGAAGTAGAAGACATTACCGCTACGTATGAAAATGGTATTTTGACACTTTCTATTCCCACCGCAGGTGCTAAAGCTTATACTCGCACAATTACAATTAAGTGAGTTAATAAAATAACACTAGCACTACTTCAAGAGGCACCAAATTGGTGCCTCTTTTTGTTTGTATAAATACTATTTATAGTGAATCTCTACGTCTAAGGGTACATAATACATGAGCGACAAACTTGTAAACGGTTGGCGGCAATATTTAAATAAAGTCCAAACCTCCAATCAACGAAAAGGAATGAAAGATCTCCTTTGGGAGAGGCGTGAAAATTGGAAAGTTGATCGGATGATCTTCAATCGCGTCCTGCTTGAAGGACGACTTGAGAATGTTAAGAAGAAATACGGAGAAAGACTCCCCGGCGACTATATTGATATGCTTTCTAGTATGGATCCCTCTGGAAATAATAAATATTTAGCCCATATGGTTAAGTTATTTCTTAAATATGTGGAAGATGTCGGAATCAAAGACACGAGGAGCTACAGACCCGCCATACGTACTATCGGAACGAGGGTTGAACAATTTCATGACCTAAATAAATACATACCTGCCGAGAAAGGCGGGAGAGACATTCACTCATATAAAACAATAGATGATCTTAATCAGGCAGTAGCTAACGCAGAAGCAAAGAAAAAGGCTAAAGATGAAGCAGCCCTCTTTAAAGAAAAGGTCCGAGGAGACGCACAAAAAATCTATCAGGACAAGACAACCCTTGTTATTCGCCCAGGTTCAGAAGAGTCTTCTTGTTATTATGGACAAGGCACGAAATGGTGTATCGCAGCCACCGACTCTCGCAACTATTGGGATGATTATACCAATGAACAAGGAGCAGTGTTTTTCTTTATTATTGACAAAGTCGCCCCGGAAGAAATAGAAAATGATCGGGGCAAGGTTGCCTATGTTTATAACGCTGACCACCCCGAAGCCCAGTACCCATGGGATGCTTATGATGCAGTAGATGACCAGCTTGACCCCGACTCAATTGACTCATATGAATCAATCTGGGGCACAGAAAAATTTAATCAAATAATAAGAGGCATTCAAGACAGCCTTGATGAAGACCCGCCTGACCCCGGCGTGGATCTAGATGTCGCAGCCGATGAACTTCGTGAGTATGCCGAACAGGAACTAGGCGACTGGAGTGAGTTTATAGAATTTTATCTCTACGTTGACGATGATGAAGGTATCAGTGCTTCAGCAAAACTCTCCTTTGAATTTCCCATAGGGTACGACCCCGATGACGAACAGGAGGCAGAGCAATACACCGATGACAGTAACCAAATAGAAGACGCATATCAGGAAGGAATCAACATGGATTATGTCGATTTTGATTATGATTATGATTTCACCAACCAATCAGCAGGCGAGGTGACTTTAAGAATTTCAACAACTTTAACCTGCGATGATTGTATGGGCGGGTACAATATAGGTAACGAGCAAAGACAAGAATATCGGGACAACACGCAAGCTTTTATTGATAACATTGTTGGTGAGTATACGGAAGATTACACTGAGTATAAAGAAGAATTACGCAAGGCACTTGTTAAAAAGAAAGTTATCGCCCCTGACAGGTGGGATAGAACACAAGAAGATATAATTAATCAAATGAAAGCTTTAGACTTGCAGCATTTCAAGCTTAACTTAAATGCTCAGGGCGGCGTAGTCGCACTTCAGTATGAGATGGTAGAAAATGCAGCCCTCGGTCCAGCCGCAAGTGCCCCCACCATCGGTAGCTATGGTCGTGGACAAAGAGACACAATATTATTCTCAATAATGAGGGCAAACTTTGATGAGGTCCGTGGATGGTACTCATCTGTTTTTGATCTTAAAGCAAGTCAAGCCATTAAACAATATTTCGCAGAAGCACACGAGGCAGCAAAACAACAACTTGAACTACCGCTCAAGGGAGGGACATACAAGAAGCCAGAAGAAACAGGCAGCAAAGAATGGGAAGATCCTTCAATGATGGTATATCTGAAAGAAGGTGTGGCAGGCTCTAATGAATTCAAGGGTAGCGTGCAAATTTTGTTTACTAAGTGGCATACCGGCGAAGACGCTCAGGCAACCATGGCATTTATAAAAAGTTTAGACCGGCATTATGATGATATTGTTAATAAATTAACAAATGTATATGATGAAATGACCGGTGAATATACAGAGAAAATGAAACAAGCAGACCAAGGCGTTCTTGACGGCTCAACAGCGGCAGACTTGATTCGTTCGATTGATGATAAAATATTATCCGAGCCAGAAAATGTTCGTGAGAGTGTTGTTGGTGTTTTAAAATGGTTTCAGGAGAACTTTGGCAAAATGAGTGGGATTGAAAAAACTGCGGCAGTTGATTACTTAAAGAGAGTGGAAACCGAGAGATTTCCGCTTGTCAATGTATATCTTACTTTTTCTAGCGATCTCCCCAAGAGCGGAGTTCCACAATTTTGGAAGAAATTTGTTCGGGATGAATTAAAAGCTCGCGGCGCGTCTCACAGTCAGGTCCAGGGCTATAAGTGGCAAGGAAAACGAGACGAACTTGTGGAAAGTGTCCGAATTAGAGTGAGAGAGGTGATTAATGAATGGAAGACATAATGACGGCTTTAGCGCAATATGGTCCACTTGGTTTGTGGACCGCCTCTTTATTGTGGATGAACTGGCAAGGAAACAAAGAACGGAAACAAGCGGAGAAGGAAGCGAGGGAAGCATTGCATTACCATCAAGAACAGATTGTGATGAAGCTGATAGAACAGGAACACATGTTGGAAAAAGCGATTGAAAAGATTGACAGCGGACTTCAACAAATGAGAGAGAAGTACGCAGAAGATAGATTGCTCAGAATGAGAGACAAATAAATGCTTAAATATATAAAACATCGACAGAAGCAGTGGGAAAAAAAGTGGGAAGAAGAGGAGAAAAGGATAGCAGAGGAGGCTGAGAAAGAAGAGGCACGAATTGCTGAAATGCAAGCCCAAGCTCGCCACAAAAAACTTCTTATCGAACAACAGGAAGCCAAACGTCTGCGACAAGAAAGTCTTCAAAGGCAACAAGAGCTATCAGAAGAAAAATGGGATAAACATTTTGACACTTTGTTATCTCAGATAAAAGACCAATTCCAAAAGAACAATAATGACAAGCTTGCTGAAATAAGGGTTATAATTCAAAGCCGTGAACCTTCTCTTGAAGAGCTTGATTGGGATAGTTGGCTGACTGACCCTCTTAATCAAAGGTTAGCTGATTTAGATTTTGAACATGCGATGGAAATGTTTAAGCGTGATAACCTGCTGGCAAAACGACGACGACGCACTGGTGGCAAGAAAAAATCTATTTCAGACAATTATTTCTTATCATTTACCGGAAATTCAGCCGTAGCTACAAGAGCCTATGATCATGTAACAACTGACTTTAATCCCGATGATTATGATCTTAATTTAGGATTTACTGTTTCTTATTGGGTTAGACCAGATGAAGTGGGAAATACTATGTTTGCATTTGGTAGAAAGCATAACAATGATCAGCGATTTACATTTGGCATTAATAGAAAACGTCAAGGATACTTCGGCGTTGGGCCCAATAAAAATGCAACAGCGTGGGTCAACATGGACACTCCAGTAGAAGAATCATTGTTAGTTCAAGACGGTAGCTACTGGAATCTAAAAACAGACGGCACTTGGTATCATTTTGTAGTAACATATGATGACCGTTCAGATACATCTTCGAATGCTGAACGTAAAATATATGTAAACGGTGTGCTTCGACATACAAACGACTTCAATTGGAATAGTACAGGTGGCGGAACTGGTGGTATATATTTTGGTGGCCGTAATCTAACTGGTAATTATAATAATGGATGGGCTTGTGGTCTTGATGAAGTAGCTATTTATGATACAGCCAAAGATTCTAGTTGGGTTGCAAGTGTATATAGTGATGAAACTGGCTATGACCATACAGGTCAAAGTGGTCTTGTAGGATATTGGAAATTTAATGAAGGTAGCGGCACTACTGTTACAGATCATTCTGGAGAGGGTAATCATGGGACTTTTGCTCCCATTTCTGGAGATACAACAGCCTTTCCAACTTGGGAAGAAAGATGAAACTCCTCTTTGAAAATTGGCGAGGGTTTATTAATGAAATAGCAATCGGGCAATGCTATCCGCATGCCAACAAGATGGCGAACAAGTGGCTGGACAATCATATTGACCGGTCTAAGCCCCCAGGCAAAGGAGTCCACCCAGATATTGATAATAAAGACAAATTCAAAGTTGTTCACGGGAGGATAACTGATAAGTTTTCTGGCGAATCAGTTGAGCACGCCTGGGTTGAGATGGGTGATGAGGTGTTTGACTGGCAAACCAGCACCACAAAGCCTGAAGGGATCCCAAAAGAAGTCTATTATGATTTATTCCAACCCGAAGTGTTTGTAGACTATACAGCACAAGAGGCAATCACCAATTGTATGAAGGCGGGACATCATGGTCCTTGGAATGAAGCTTCGGATTTTCAAGCAAGAATGAAAAAACAACTACCTGGGGAGCTTGATTTTCTTATTGGAAAGGGTGGGAACAATACCAAGGTGGGTCCAGGCGTAAAGAATCCCAAGAAGCCAAAGTTTAAAAGTGCCCCCCCTGGTACAGCCCCTGTTGGAGAGGCAGCAGGCGAGTGCCAAGTGATCACCGTGTTGCGATTGGGAGGCGAGGATGGCTTAGCAAATCGCAACGCAGCAAATGTGGAGGGCTTACAAGAATACGTTGAAAGCGCAACAGATATGGAGGGTGGTCAATTCGGCGGTGGCAACATGGCAGACCGAAATGTTTATCTTTATAAAGTTGAGGTCTGCGGGGGTTTTGGTGATTATAAACCGGTTGCAGGAGGCACGAGAGATGCCGACACTGAGGCAGAAACACCTGTAGGGCTAAAGGAGTTTTATGGTGGAGACTTCCAGTGGTTTTATTTTCCGCAAGAGAGTGAGGGCAAGTCCTGGCGTATAATTGAAAAAGTTGGCGTAATCAAGAACTTTATAGACGATCCTGTGTGGGAACTGTATGGAAGCGGAAAGATTAAAATAAACAAAAAACCCCTTTTGGATCTCGTAAAACATAAACCAAAGAAAAATGCATTTACAAAAGATGAAAGAGAATACGTTCCCGACGAACACGAGGAGCTTCCAAGCGTTTGGAAACACCCTTGGGAATGGGACGCGGGTGTTATTGCTCTAAAGCACTATTTAGATAATGTCTATGACATAAAACAAACGGGGACTTGATTGTGATTAAAAGATATGGACTGATATGTTTATATGGAGCGGTAGTATTGTTTATGACTGTTTGTATAAACGCTTGTGCTAAAAAAGACACTGTAAACATTCCTGAGCAAAGAGCACCAATTATATTGCCAGAAATTGATGAAGAAGATATATATGATGGTATTGATATTGAAGAAGTCGATACCGCAGAACCACCTACAGACCAGGATTTGTTAAATGACGAAGAACGCCAGTGAAAAAGAGAAGTGCCCTTTGTGTGGCAGTACTTTGGAAGACGTGGAAGAATGTAGTTATTGTGATTATAAACGCAGAGAATACATTAACACCAAGGAGGCTATTGAAGATGGAGTTTTTTACGAAACACTTAAGAGACGTGGATGAGGGATATATTGAACACGGAAAAACGGCTACTTTATTAAGCTGTAAGCTTCTTGCATCATCTATCGCCCAATTGTTACATGCTGTGTTGCCTTTCGTGAAGCCACCGTTTGGAACAGACGTTTGCTCTTTGGTGGAACACCTTGAATCTAAAAAACCAGAAAACAGGGCAAAATGTAAAGAGGAATAATCGTCTCTTGATAACTATTTATATACGTGAAACTTTTAATTGAAAATTGGCGTAAGTTTATTCAAGAGGCAAAACACCTTGTTTGCCCCAAGCCCACACAGGATCTTGAACTAAACACCAAGAACCGCAACGCAGCTATTCAAGCAGAACATATTCAATATGGACCTCTTAATCTTGAGGATGAGGAATACTGGGTGCGTGCCGCCGAGCACTGGAACACTGCACCCGAAATCGCGAAAAAATCTAGATGCTCTAACTGTGTAGCTTTTGATGTCTCGCCGCGAATGAAAGAGTGTATGCCAGGATCTGTTCAAGAAGATGGGCAACTCGGATACTGTTGGATGCATCACTTTAAGTGCCATTCTGCAAGATCTTGCTACACCTGGGCAGCAGGTGGTCCAATTGATGACGATAAGGTTTCATATGAATGGCAAGAGAAGGGTAACAAATGAGCAATTATGAAGAAAACTGGAAAAACTTCTTAAAAGAAGGTTGCTGGGAAGGCTACGAGCAGAAAGGTATGAAAAAGAAGGGAGACCGAATGGTTCCCAACTGTGTGCCGATATCCGAAGAAACTAGAGACACCTACGGTTCTGAAGTTGTGGATCGCAATAAGAGATCTGTTGAAAAAGGATCTAAAAAATTAGGTCTTGAAGAAAAAGATGACCGTTGCACCCGCATCGCTAAACGAAAATATGATGTTTGGCCTTCTGCATATGCCTCCGGTGCTGTTGTCAAGTGCCGCCAAGGTAAAATCTGGAAAGGAGTTAAAGAAGGAGAAGAGCCGGGACTAGAGATTAAAATCAGAAAAGCTTTGCGTGATGAGGGTGGTGCCGCAGGAATGGATGCTCTTGTAGACCATGCCGAAGCCTCAGAGTCAGATATTAAAGCCGCTATCAAAGATATGGACGATGTTGGACAACATAAGAATGGCGATTATATTTTAGATGATGGAGAAGATATTGATATCTTAGAAGAAGATCTTCGCAAGTGGTTTGGTCGCAAAGGCGAGAAAGGAAGCAAGGGCGGCTGGGTAGATTGCAACGCTCCTGATGGCGAGGGTGGCTATAAAGAGTGCGCCCAGGGCGACAGGAAGAAAAAGCCCGCTTGTCGTCCAACACCATCTGCCTGCAAAGATCCTGGCAAAGGCAAGAAATGGGGAAAGAAGGCAACCAAAGAGGCATTGAATATGAAAATTACAAAAGAAGAGTTGGAGCAAATCATTTTTGAAGAGGTAAAGGAAGTTTACTATGAAACTTTTATCTTTCCTCACTTAACAGAAGCATGGCTAGAAGATGGCACACCTGTTTGTACCGGGTGTTTGCATGAACTGTTGAATGAAGCATCTTGTGATTGCCCTCACTTAGTTTATGAGGCAGAGTATCGTGGACGAAAAGTAAAACTTAACAAGCCAATGCGAGGCGATGTTAAAAAGTTTAAAGTATACGTCAAAGACCCTAAGACCGGAAATATTAAAAAAGTCAATTTTGGACAAAAAGGCATGAAAATCAGAAAAAGTAATCCAAAAGCTAGAAAATCTTTTAGAGCCCGTCATAATTGTGACAATCCCGGTCCAAAAACAAAGGCACGGTATTGGTCCTGTAAGAAGTGGTAACTCGCTATGAAACTTATACTTGAACATTGGCGAAATTTCTTATCAGAAGAAGACACTCGTTATGACGAGGACGGCAATGTATTACCACCCCTACCGCCAGAACATGCAGTGGCCATTAAAGAAGCTGGAATGGTGTTAAACAAATTCCTTGGCGAAGGCAAGATGGGAAAAGTATATGAAGTTGAGGATCCAAAAACGGGACAACGGATGGCGGCAAAAGTCGTATCAAAACACACTCCTCAGTATTATAACGAGAGCAAAAACTATAATTGGATACTTAAGAACAGGGAAAGCCTTCCCGACGATGTTAAAGAATATGTGGTGGATGTATATAAATTGTTTGAGGACTCAAGCAATAAATATTTAGTTATATTAATGGAGCTTCTTAAGCCTGCTCCAAAAAATGTTGTAAATCAAATATTTGGTTCGTTAGAATACTCGCCTGAAAAAGAAGAAAGGTTATTAAAAGACCCCACCGCAGTATATGAAATTGTATTTGATGTACTTCAGAAAAACAATATGCTTAATTCAGCTAATCAATATAGGGGCGTGAGTCAGAGCGATAGAAAAAAAGCAGCAAAAACAATTCTTAGAACTTACTTGCTGGACAAAGAGATTCCAAAACCAAAAACAAAAAATGTAGATTCATTCTTAGAGCTTTATCAATTATCCGGGGCTCAATGGCAGAGACTATATGATGCAATTGTTATAGAGATAGAATCACTTTTAGGAGACGTGGACAGATCTGTCGTCTGGGCTGCCGCCGAAGCGGTAGAAAAAGATTTGCATTACTATATTAATAAACAAGTAATTCCAATGACATATGGAACAGGACGAGGACACCCGTTAAGTGGTGCAGGTCCAGGGGTATCTGAAGTGTTCCCAGAAATACAAGGCTTTGTCAACGCAATGAAGCAGCTTTCGCGAAAAGGATTTAACCCACGAGACATGCATACAGACAATGTGATGATGCGTCCCGACACAAACCAACTAGTCATGACCGATGTCGGCTTATTCCTGGTGACAAGATGAAACTCCTATTTGAAAATTGGCGAGAGTTTGTAAAGCAAGAGGTAGAAGAGTTTCTGCCACACGGAGAAGTGCGAGCAGTTGAGAAG